TGATTGGGGCGACTTCGGTTGCCCCTTTCTTTTTGTTTAAAAGTAAGTTATTCTGTCACCATCCCTGACAGTCGCATGGGGCGGCTGACTAACCCAAGACAGGAGATAGACATGGGTACAACAACTTTTTCAGGCCCGATTAAAGCGGGTAACATACCAGCTACAACAGGTACCACAGTAGGTACTGATGTAAAAAATATTGGGTCAGTAGTAATGGCACAATCTGTTGTGTTGGATATCATCGGAGCAGATGCGTTAAATCAACGTGTTGCAATCGTTCCAGCTAATTCACAAATTGTAGATGTAATCTTAAATGTTACAACTGTAAATAATGATAGTGGAACAGCAACTGTTGCAATTGGAACATCTAGTGATGATAATGCATTCATAGCAGCAACTAACGTTAAAGCATTAGGAACTACACACGGTACTTTAGATACTGAAGCAACTGATGTTGGATCTACTGATTTAGAAGTAGTTGCAGATTTTGTAGCAGGAACTGAAGATGGCTCTACTGGAGCTGCAACAGCAACTGTTTTATATATACAAAATAACAACTTAAGCTAATATAATTAGGGGAGGCTTTGGTCTCCCCGTTTAAAGGAATAGACATGACATTTCAAACAGACGCAAAAGTAACTAATATAGCTACAGGTGCAACAGGCACAAGTGCTACTAGTGATGGTCAAGCAACTAATGCACATCCTCAAAGATTGTTGGGTCTTAGTTTAACTGCAGGAAGTAATACAGCTACTGCCGTTGTTCAAGATGCTAACTCTGCGTCAGGTGCAGTATTAGCAAGATTATCTGCAGTAGCAAATACAACTGCTTCATTTGTGGCACCGCATGATGGCATAAAAGCATCTACTAATTTATTTGTTACAGTAACAGGTACAGCATCTAACGCTTTAGTTTACTGGAATTAATATGCCAGAAATATCCAAATATGATTTGGAGATACAAGAACTTAAAGGTGAAATAAAACTTTTAAGCGAACGTGTATCCACTATTAAAGATAATCATTTAAAGCATATAGAAGATAAAATTAACGCCATTACCAAAGTCATGTATACTATTGGCTTTATGGTATTAGGGCAGCTCTTGTGGGTTATAACTAGAGCATTAATGTAAGGGGGCAACGTGGCTAGTTCAGGTACACGTACATTTAATCTGCAAATTGCAGATGTAATTCAAGAAGCTTATGAACGATTGGGAGTGAGCTCAAAAGGTGGTTATGATCTAATCACTGCTAGACGTTCTCTTAATCTATTAATGATTAAATGGATTAACCAAGGTGTTAATCTGTTCACATTACATTTACACGAAGTAGCAGTAAATTCATTTAACAATACAACTTATCCTACATTTGACCTAGCGGCTAATGGATATTCAGATATCCTAACAGCAGCTTGCAGAGATACTGATGCAACTCCTGATCAAGATATTGAGATGGAAAGAATTAGTTATGCTGATTGGTTATCTTACCCAAATAAATATGCAACAGGCACTCCACTTAAATACGCAGTAGATAGAAATGCGGAATTTGATTCTAGTGGAACAGCTAATCACACAGTTTATTTATGGCCTGGACCAAGTGAAGATAGTAGATTTAAAATAGTTATGTGGGCTATTAAATATGGAGAAGATATAACTGATAATTATCAACAAAATGCAGCAGTACCTAAAAGAATGTTACCAGCTTTAATAAGTGGGTTAACAGTAGAACTGGCAAATAAACATCCTAAACTTGTACCTATAGATAGAAGGCAAGAACTTATACAGATGTATGAAAAAGAATGGGAGTTAGCTAGAGAAGAAGATAGAGAAAGAGCAAGTTTCTATGTACAGCCTAAGGTTCGTGGGTATGCATAATGGGGAAATACGCGAGGGGTAAACACGCGGTACTAATCGATGACCGATCAGGTTTTAAGATTAAGTACAAAGACGCTCGAACAGAGTGGAATGGATTTAGAGTTTACAAAGGTGACTGGGAACCTAAACAGCCTCAGTTAGATCCAGGTAAATATATCGAAGGATCTGGTCCAACGGTTTTATATAAACCAAGACCACCACAAAATACATCAGCGACCATAGTACAACTTGGTCCGTTGCATGGAAAGTATTCTGCACAATGTGCAGCTAATTTAGGACGCGTTGCGGTTGGCAAAGGCGAAGATGCTCAAGGCTTCCAAGTAAATAGTGTTCTAAATGCAACTGGTATAGCGATTGCTATTGTCATACAAATTGATAATACAATGGCACCACCAACAGCTACAAGTGCACTTGGTAGTGTAACTATAGCAGCATCGGAATCTGCAGAAGGATTCGAAGCAACATCATCATTAGGTGATGTAACAGAAGCTCTGATACAACCTGTATCATTGTCTTCTATAACTTCAACTCTTGGCTCAGTAGTAATTGCTACAGCTGAGGAGTCACCAGGATTTGAAGCAACTAGTACATTAGGAACTGTAGTTCTTAACGTATCAGATACAGTTTCTGGATTAGAACTAGGAACTATGACTGCTAGTTTAGGTAACACTGGATTGTTCTTTAACACTACAGAGATACCTCCAGGGATAGCAGGTACAGGTGGATTAGGCACATTAATACTTAATGGCGCTCATCCTGTGACTATGTCACAAATGACATCCACACTGGGATCAGTTACACCTGCAGTAATAACTGCAGTACCAGTGACTCTGTCAGGAATGACAGCTACACTAGGAACTGTAGCAGCAGTAACTCCAGGATATGGTACATATCTGTGGGGTACAGATGAATGGGGTAAATAATGGGATTAACATACGTACAACTTAAACAAGCTATACAGGACTGGACTGAGAATGACAGCACAGAATTTACTGCAGCTACAGGATCAGGCATTGCTCCTATAGACGTATGCATTGCTAATGCTGAACTTCGTATTATGAAGGAAGTAGACCTTACTGCATTCAGAAAAACAACCACAATTAATTTATCGGCAAACACTGCAACAGTGGCTATGCCTGAAGATTTAGTCGTATTGCGATTTTTAAGAATACAAAATGGTGATATGCTTTATCTAAAAGATGAAACATTTATTAGAGAATTTACTAAAAACCCTAGTGTAGCCGCAGGTAAAGGCACTGTACAGTACTATTCTTATCAGCGTCCGGGAACAGCGTACACATCTAGTAATAGGAATACAAATATTCTATTTGCACCCACGCCAAGTCTTGACACTACGTGCGAAATAGGGTATACTTATAGGGTACCAGGTTTATCAGCAAGTAACGCAAACACGTATCTTGGTGATAATTGTCAGGACACTTTGTTATATGCCTGCCTCATTGAAGCAGCTACATTTATGAAGGATCCACAACAACTAACCAACTACCAACAATTGTATGAACGTGCAGTTCAAACTCTTGGGGTAGAAGAACAAGTAAGAATGAGAAACACAGAACTATACAAAGGTGAACTCAGAACACTAGGCAAACTAGAAGGAGATAGATAATGGCAGGAATAACTTCAGCATTATGCACAAGCTTCAAAGTCGAACTTCTTGAAGGCGATCATGATTTCAATAATGGAGCAGATACCTTCAAAGTCGCTCTTCTAAAAGCTAACGCAAGTATCACAGGTACTTACGGTGCAGCAACAACTAACTACTCAGATGTAACAGGTAACTCTGATGAACTACCTACAGGTAGCGGTTACACAGCTGGTGGATATACATTAACAAATGTTAATCCAACTTCATCTGGAACAACAGCATTTACAGATTTTAGTGCTAACGCACAATGGACTTCAGCAACATTTACTACACGTGGTTGTATAATTTACAATTCAAGTGATGGTAACTCTGCTGTAGCTATGATAAATTTTGGAGCAGATTATTCAGTTTCTGGAGGTACATTTGAAATACAATGGCCGACAGCAGATTCAAGCAACGCTATAATAAGAATAGCATAAAGGAGTAATACATGGCATCAACATGGTCTAACGCCGAGTTGAGGTTGATGGCTACAGGTGAAAACGATAACACCTGGGGGGATCAAACTAACTACAACTTACAACGTATCGATGATATGGTCAATCAAGTTGTGGGTGTTACTTTATCTGGAACTTCACTTTCATTAACTTTTACAAATGATCCAACCTCTTATACACAAGAGAATGGTCGTTGTAAAATATTAGATTTTACAGGAAGTCCAGGGGGCACAGCAACAGTTACATTCCCAAATAAAAAAATGTGGTATTATGTTTTAAATAATACTGGAGATAGTAATAATATAATTTGTACTACAGGTTCAGGTACAACTTATACAGTAAATGCAGGTCAAGATGCGATCATATATGTAAATGGTTCTAATGCTATTTACAATGCAATTAATGACTTGCAAGTAAACACAATTAACGGTCAGTCTCCTGTTGGCGCAGGATTCGTAATCGCAATGTCCGTTGCTTTATAGGAGGATATAGATTATGGCACAAGATTTTGAAAGAGCTGTCGCAGCAGATGGTTCAGGTGATGTAGCTATTGGTACAACTCCACGTACTATAATAACTGCAAACTCAGATGACGCTGTAATAGGTATACGCTTAGCAAACATAGTAACACAAACAATTCAAGCAGATGTCTATATTACTAGTTCAGCTAGTGGTGGATCGGCAGATTCTTACATTGTAAAAAATGTAAGCATTCCGCAAGGTTCTAGTATTGAATTGATTGATGGCGGTGCAAAAGTTGTACTTCAAAGTGGTGACGTTTTGAAGGCAAAGTCTGACACAGCAAATAGTTTAAATGTTTGGGTATCGTATATCGATAGCATAAGCACATAAGGAGAATAAATTGGGATATTTAGGACCAAGTAGTTCAAGTGAATTTAAATCAATGGCAACTCAGACCATTACTGGTGATGGTTCTGCAACTAGCTTTTCTTTAAACCAAGCAGTTTCTGATTCATCTTCAATAAGATTTGTAGTTAATAACGTTGTACAAAAACCAGATGTAGATTACACTGCAAGTGGTACAACTTTAGGAACTGGTTCAAGTACATTATCTGGAACAGATGCAGCTTACGTTGTATTCATTGGAGCAGCTGTAGGTTATCAAACACCTGCTACAGGTAGTGTAGACCACACAGCAATCAATCCTAGTTTTAATGGCATGTATTTAAACTTAGCAACGATTACATCTGACGTAACAATTACAGCAACACAAAATGCTTTTGTTGCAGGCCCTGTTAACTATACAGGCACTGTGACAGTAGCAGGAACATTAACGGTTATATAATGGGAACTTTATTCGTAGATAAATTAGATCCACAATCAGGAAC